GAATTGAGGGTTATGATATTTTTACACGAATAAACTATATCGCTATAAAAAAATAGATCGTTAATATCAATAACTTCTGTAGCAAGATCTAACTTATACTGGTTATTATCAACTTTACTATGAGTTACAACAACAACATCGTCGTACATTTTCTTCTCTTCTAAAAGTTGTTTGAGTTTACTATCAAGAACATCTCTATTATAACCTACTGATATACTATTAAAGTCAATAAAAGTAGAATTTTTATATTCAGGTAAAAACTTAGGAGTATAGTAAATTTTCGGATATTCAAATAAAGTATTAAAACCGTGCGTCTTTTGTATAACTTGAACATGATTTAAACCTTGGTTTTCAAAAACACTACATCTATCCAACCAAGATAAATCTTTACTATCCTTTTGTTCTTTCTCTAAAAATGGATTTAAGCCCCAAATTAGATCGTAAATTTGCTGATTACGGTATGCATTATGTTTAGAAAGATAACATTTATTACCAGTAGCTTTACAAAGTTCAGGTATAATAGAATGAGCTAAATTATCTCCAAGACCACCCCATGGTTGATAGATTGTCATTTCAACACTCATAGTATAAATTTTTGCGATTGACCTAAATCAAAATATAGATCAATTTCATTTTCTTTTGGATATAATGGCCATACCCCACCTTCTGACTTGAATGGGAATATAATCTTATCATGATTACCTAAGAAAGCTGCCCACCAAGAAAAAGATGATTGCGAAATAGCAATGTTCTTACTTTGAACAAGTAAATCAAAGTCAGCCATCGCTCTTGCATCGCTGGTATGTTCAAATTTATTAACATTGCCCTCTGAATTTAATCTACAACCTTCTGAAACTAAACGCTGTACAGTATCGCAAGTAGAGTTATCTGTCACAATAATAATGTTTGTAAAGCCAGAATCAGTTATAAGTTTCTTATAGTAATCATATCCTAAGAAACCATTTATTAACGTATAGTCAGTCTCACGTATATGTACAACTAAGTAATCGTTACCTGACATATAATTGTTCGGTAAAAATTGTTTAATTAATTCCCGTCTATAAGGTACATAGTATTTTGCTTTTTGTACAAAAGAGTCTATAATAATATCACCGTCATGCTTAGAAAGGAAATCGAAATCTACATGATGGTCGCCGAATGATTTAGTGTTAAAAGGATTGTTAAGATTTTCTTTACATTCTTTACTGTGTATATTAAAATTAGGTATTGCTGGGTGATAAAATTCTGGATTATGTCTCTGTGTTAAAATCTTCCAGTTAACTAATACATATCCAAACGCATACTGAAACATTCTATTACCCATTCTACCATATGGATCATATTTAACTATAATTTTCACCAGTAGCATCCCCCTTCAACTAATTCTCGTTTATCTGGTTTTTCAAGATCGAGAGGGTCTGTCCAGTGTTCGTTAAAAAATGGTTGAAATTCTTTTATCTCTCTCCAGCGTTGACCTTTAATACCGAACAATATCTGAGTTGATCCTCCTAAATGAATACCTATTTTACCCATTCTTTTTGCTTCTGCAGCGAGTAAAAGAGATGTATAACCAGTACCGGTAATACAGATATCAAAATCTATATCACGCATTAGTTCTACATACTCTTTATAGATATGGTCTGAAGTAGACCACTTTATTTGAGCAAGAGGATTAATTTTTAAAGCAAAAGGATACTTTAGAGTTTTAAGTTTAAAGTTAGGTTTAATTTTACCTTTCCAAATCTTATCTAGATTAGGGTAATTATTTTCTATCGATTCGGTAAAAGGACTAATAACAAGAACATTTTTACCTTCAAGATAATCTGTCCAAGGTTTATTAAAAAAATACGGCTCTAAATGTTGTAACTGGGTCTTATATGCATTCGGACAATAGTTTTCAAAAGCATACTGTTCGAACATCGGGTTAACTTTATTCCATTTAGGTATGATATCTATTAAAGATAGAGCTTTAATCATATCAGCGCCAAACTTTTTAGTAGTCTCTACGTTATATGGATATAATCCTGCGATGTCTTCAACTTCGTGTTGAAGGTGCGGTTGGAAGTGATTAGCATTTTCTAACGTGTGATTGCAATAAAGTAAATTTAATTCAGTTACTCCAATCTTACCAGCAAGCAACGGTTTACCATTTTTTAGGTAGTGAGATATAAAATTATTACCATCAACTAGCATCTATATATTTTATATACGTGTTGGTGCTACTCCACCAAGTATTCGGTCCTAAGAGCTTACTAAGATGTATTGTACCTTTATTATTTTGAACTTCTTTCCAGCGACTTAACAACCCTTCATAACCTTGATAGTAAGCTTCTTTAAACTTAACATCTTCTTCGTAGTAGTAAGCAAAATGATTAAACTTTTGCGGTAATAGTAAACCTGGACCGTTTTTACCATCCAGTTTAGGAGGTTCGTGGGATATAAACTTCTCACCTTTCCAATCCCAAAGACGTCTATAAGGTTCATAATTGCCTTCACCCCATTGGCCTGTTGCAATCTGTTTAGGACCTACATAATAATTGCATAAGAAGCAACCAGTCTTACCTTTATTTAACTTAAGTGTTTCTTCAGCTTCTCTTAATTGTCTTTGGGTCCATTTCTCATCGATATCTACTTGCCAAAGCATACATTCGTTTGTTATAGTCTTGATATGATCTATAGCTGCGTTAACTTGATCGTCTTTATTATTCCATGGTTTGTCTTTACATCTCACAATGGTAACCTTATCAGACTTGATAGAGTCTAAGAACTCAGTAGTACCATCGTTAGATAGGTAATTATTATGAAAATCGGTAGGTAGATCTTTACACCAAGAAGTTGATCCAGTGGGTCTAGAAACACCTTCAACAATAACCCAATGATCAAACATCGTAGTCATTGCATGGTGATAGTTAGCGTGTTTGAGATGTCTCAAACCATTTAATATAATTGTAAAAGCTATTCTCATTGAACTTCTTGTATTCTCCATTCATTTCTGAATGTAGGTGTCGGGTGTCCTGGTTTACGCAATAATACCTTCTTATTTGGTAAATTCAACTGTTCAACTAAATTAGCCATTGCACTATCTACTAACCCGATGCATTTAGCGTTTTCTAATACTTTTCTCCAATGAAAGATATTATAATTTTCGTTAACTTGGACGATTGGGTATTTACTAGCAAATCTTACGTTTATATCTCCTCTAGAATGTTTAGTAGATATTACATCATACTTTTCACTTGTAACCATATCATCGTAAACTTTCTGCTCTAATTTTAAATCTCTTTTATATTCTAACTTCCATTTTAAATCAAAAGGTACATTACATTTTCTATACTTAAACTGATCAAACTTCTCTTCACCATAACCATCACCTAATGCAACATATTCTTCGGTACATTTACTACCAGGAAAAGTTGCAGCAATATCAAATAATATAGTAGGTTTCTTTTTCTTAAAATATTCATACGCTTCAGGTACGCACTTATATACGTCATTTGAAACTGGAATATATTTGACGTAATCTACTACTTCAGTCATCATTGGAGCAAAGTTACTAAAAACTGGCCAATATACTTCATAACCTTGATCGTGATAATACTTTGCAATGGGTAAGCAAATAATTAAATCGCCCAGTTTACCTGGTTGTATAATACCTATTGTTTTCTTTTTCATTTGCGTTTAAAAATAGCCCAACCGTTTCTAGTATGTTTATTACCAGCGATTGCTTCCCAGTTTGGATCTTTACTAAGTTCATCTGCCACTTGACGGGTTTTAAAAGCTTTATAATAATCATCAAGAATAAAAAACTTAGATTTGTCCTTTAAAAGTTTAAACTCACTATAACCGGAAAACTCACCACCGTCGATTAATACAGCATCGTAGGTTTCATCTGGATGATCTTCAATGTAACCAGATTTAAACTTATTTATCATCTCAATATCTTGTTTAAACCATTCAGATACAACTGGCTTAGTGCTACCATTTTGATCTTCTTTAGGTATAAAATTATATGGCGAATCCCAGATATTGTCAAAGTTCTTATATAGCATATTATCATAGCTAATCGATGATTGATTGTGGCATTCTACCCAGCTATACTTTGCAGTGTTGCTACATAACTGCTCAAATCTATCCGTATAAACTTCTAAACAAATTAAACGTTTATTATCAAGCTTTTCCATACCTTCAATAAAGCATTGAGTAGAGCCTGTACCATCCCAGGAGCCTATTTCAAGCACCGTTCTAATACCGTAGTTATTAACTGTGTCTATAATCGCTCTACCGAAAGTATCATTACGTGTAATTTCACCCATTAGATTGTACCTCCTTGAATATCGACTTTACTCCAGTCCGGTTTAACTTTCATATAATTTGAAATAGTTTTAACATCCTTGATTCTTTCATCGACCAGATCATACCAAAGTTTATCACTAATTTTATTAACATCAGCAGTAGCCATTCTATCAGCTACATTATCTTTTTTATCTTTACCTAATACCCAATGACGATGTTCGATCATAATATCACCACGGTATTTTAATCTACCAACAGAAGAGAATACTTGATGTAACCATTGGTCAATCCAGTTAATCTTAAACTCTTCTCTCATAAACTTACCGCTCATTAAGTCTGCATATTTTCTTAAACAGAAGAAATTAACTGCAAGTTTCTCACCATGGTAACCATCATTGCAATGAACACCGTAGATTTTATCTGCTGGTGACTTTTTAAACTCTTCAATTAACATTTCATCCCAACCTGGAGTTGCAAACACCATATCATCACCAATCATTGAAATTATTTCTTCTGTTGAAGCATCTGAGCAAAGATTCCACATCTTACCTAAACCGATAAACTTGCCTTCGTTTTTAATATCCACAATCTTTACACATGGGATAGCTGCTGCAATCTTTTTTATTCTATCTCTAGTTGGATCATCTTCATCAACACCAAAGTATACATTGACGTTATTGATATCTTTCACTGAAGTTAGAATAGACATCAGCATAGTAAGACGTCTATTCATTCTTTCTCTTGAGGGTACTAAAATTGCAATCTTCATATTATCTTTTAATTAAGCAGGTTTGACGACCTTTAAAGACCACTTCATATCCTTTTGATATTAAATGAGGAATTACAACAGCTCCTTTACCTCCCATACTTTCTTCGTCGTTATGAAAGCCTCTTACTTGGGTCCAGTTGATGTCAGTATCATCTATCAAAATAATATGTTGTTTGTTTAATTTTGGTTCAGCAGCTTTATAGGCTTCAAGATGATTTTCTGCGTAGTTAGGTACACCGATATCCCAGGCATCTAAAAATAGCAAGTCAATTGTACCTTTAAAATCTTTTAAGAATTTAATACCGTCACCGTTATAAACACTCCAATTTGTCTTTGGAGTTAAATTTTTTAAAGCGTTAAAGGTTGTTCTCGAAGTAGGTAAGTCAATATCTACAGTATGAAATTCATCACTACTTAAAGCAAATATCATACTACTATGGCCTTCCATACAGCATTCATGACTATAATCGTGAATATCATGTTCAGCTACTTTACGCATTGACCCAACTTCGACAATAACTTTACCATTAATAGATTTAAAAAGCTCAATAGCCTTCATTAAAGAAGGGTATGGTTTTTTTCTAATATCCCAATCAACGTAATTATACTGCATTATAAATCTCCTCCATGTTTGTATGAAAAGATAAATTGATAAATGCGAGTAGGGTCGCATAGTTGAGTTACCCCTTGATATTTAATAGGTGCATCTCCCCATCTTTTAATATAGATGTTGCCTGTCTTTTCGATACTTTCATAGTAATCCATGTATGCTTTACTCTTAAACCATTGTATATCTACTAACTCAAAATGAGTATCGTAAGTTGTATGTATATCATTATGTTTATATTTTTTACCGAAATATTTTTTTAAATGATCTTCAAGACCTTCAATAACATAGTCCATCTCATTCTCTCTTGAACCTATCATACCATAAACTGCATTAGTTTCTTCCATTTTTTTAAAGAAATCAAAACCTACTTTATCAGTAATATATGAATCACAATCTAAACGTAGTAAGTATTTTACGTTGGAGAAAAACTCATGTTTGTACATATCTCCGGCAAAAAATCTGCACATATGTCTATATCCTATAGAGAAGAAAGCGTTCTCATCCCAGTGACCTTTAAACTTCTCTGGAATTTGAGATAGTATCTCTTGCGGGTAATCAGGTACTTTAAACTTTACATTATAAAAATAATGTTTAGTAGGAGCTTTTGCTTTAATAGCATCAATTATATCTTGAGGCAAGCCTTCATGGCCAAATACGACTGGATATGGATAATCATTTAAGAAGTTCTCTTTTAAACAGTCAAGACTATTATAGAGTCTATTTAAATGAATCGGGTTATTATTTACTAAGTAGAATATGCAACTATTTTTTACCATTGGATTTAAGTTTTTTAACGATTGAAATTACTTCATCTTTTGAAACAAATGGAGGTTGGTTTGGATAATGACCATGCTTTTTTAAGTATATCTCTCTACCACCATATACATTCTTCTCCCATTGTTCAGTTTTATTAGCAATAGATGAATTATCAATAGCTCCAGGAGCTTCAGTTAAATAGTCCGCGCTATTTGCGATATCTGCAAACCACCAAAAAGGTGGGTGATAACCAGCTTTAATAATACGGTAAGTATGATCAACATGCTCCCAGGCATTATAAAACTCTTCATCAATATAACCTACTTTTTCGAGCACTTCGCGTGTAAAGAAAGAAAACATTGCAACTGTATGTTCATATAATGCAATCTTTATATCTTTATTATAATCGATAATAAGTTTTGGGTTTGGTTCACTATGCTGATCTAATAGATGTCTATTATGTAAGTCGAAGTTTTGAATTGTTTGCTTTCTATTAAAAGGTGACCCAGGCCCGTAATTAAAGTGATGAATACCAGATGCCTTATAAGCTTCAATATATTTGTTAAAAACTGTTGCGTCCTTGATTAACATATCATCCTCAATGATAAAGATATAATCACATCCTGCATCATATAAGTACTTCATTGCTTTATTCTTAGATTTACCCACCCCAAGATTAACGGGGTTATCAATCCAGAGACCAAACTCAAACTCTGTTTCAACGTAGTCTAACTGGGGCTTACCGTCGTTAATTACTACTAACTCATTAATCTGGTATTTCGGTAACGTTTTTAAAAGGTTACGCAAATAATCTAATCTGTTGCATGTAATTATACCAACACCTATTTTAGCCATAAGGTATTTTAATAAATAATTGATATATGTCAAGTGCAAAAATTAATATTAGTGCATTACCTACTGCAGATGAAGTAAAATCCGGCGACTTCTTCGTTATTGATGACTCAGTAGTAACTAAGAAAATTGACTTTCAAAATATTATCTTCGGTTTAGATAATGTTACATTTGCAAGTACAATATCAGCACACTCAACAAACATTGCAACTTTATCATCTGATTTAACTTCATTATCTTCTCAAGAAGCAAGTGATGTGTTATACTTAACAGGTCTAATTAATACTAATATTCAATCTGCAACAGCTTCTTTTGTTAATTTAATGTTTCCGGTTAACAGTATTAAACATACAATTGATAATGTAAACCCCGGTTTTTACTTAGTTGGTACATCTTGGACCCAAGTAGCTCAAGGTCTATTTATGGCAGGTGTAGGTGCTGGGGTAGATAAAAACGGTGCAGGGTTTACTGTACCTGTTGAAGCTACAGACTCTACTGGCGAGTACAAACACACTTTAATAACATCTGAAGTACCAGCCCATACCCATAACGTCACACAAAACGGGGGATCTGGTGGTACGGGTACTAATAATTCTTACCAGAACGGCCCACAGGCTGTTGGTTGGAGACTAGAGTTAACACAAACATTAACATCTACTAGTTACGGTGGTAGCCAATCTCACAATAACATACCACCTTTATATGGTATGTATGTTTGGAAACGTACAGCTTAACGCTTTGTCTTTTTTACAAAGTCTTTAATCTTTTCAAGCTCGTTATGGTAAGCTTTTTCTTTCCCGAGATCTGTTTTTTGACCTTTCAATAGCTCGGTCATTGCTTCGAGATTTTCAGGATTAAATAAATTATCTGGAGCAGTCGGATCACCGCCGATTAACTCGCCTTCAGCATTCAAATACCATTTAATCATTTGAATACGCTCAAGCGGGTTACCAAATATCTCAATTATACCAGGACAGTCTTCAGCTGGAAAGAAAGGAGTCTTACCTAGACCGTGAGTATATTGCATTGTTAGGCTCTTGAAAAGAGAATCAATTTCTTTTACGTATACTTGATCAGTTTCTCGTACACCGTTTTCTTTAATTTCTACCGGAGCTGCTTTTGTAATAGGTAGAAAGAAGATAATATCTAAAAATTTTAGACTCTCTCTAACAACCGGGATACATTTATCGATAAATTCTTTATCTATATCCGATGTTTTTTTATCAAAACACCAAAGAGAATATACTAAATTGTCTAAAGCGCACCGGTCAAAGATAACATGGTCTTTTGCCGAGTATTTTTGCATTTCGTCGACAATTGTATTAAGTATCTTCCACTGTGAATCCTTAGTGGCTTTTTTACTGTGAGGTAATTTTTCTTTCTTAATTTGGTCACGGTATTTGTCTCCTGTGTTCTTATAATTTGGCCATTCAGCCAAAAAGTCTGTTATTAAAGTTGATTTGCCTTGATTTGCGGTACCAGAAATTGCAATGCGCATTTAACAATTTAATAGGAGATTATAGTTTTTCAAGCTTAGAAACTATATCTCCCATATCCATTTTTTGAAATTTAAGAAATGCTGCAATAGCACCAGGTCCTCCTATAGCCATTAACTCATCTGGTAACATTGCAGCTATTTGTTGAAATAGTGGTTGTAGGGCTGGTATTGGTATTAAACTAGGAGCATTTTTTAATAACATTATACCCCCTAAAGCAGCAATAGCTATAAACCCCTTGGATTTCATAACGTTTATTTTACGTACAGTATCTTTACACCTTTCGTTGTGAACCTTCATTAGCGTTACGGGGATAGCTGGGTGACTAACGATTAGCTTGTTAAATGCTTCTTTATCGAACATCGCAACCTTAACTGGGGAGGTCGCAACTAATGTAGCATTGCGTGGAGACCCAGATACGCAAGCACCTTCTCCTAAGAATACACCAGATCCAAGACTAGCTAACTTTAAATTCTTTTCACCTTTCAATACATCTACGTTACCGCTTATGATAATAAACATATTATCACCCGGGTCATTTTCTTTAACAATAACTGCACCGGTAGATATTTCTTGGG